CTAGCGAGCTGCACCCGGAGAAGTCCTGTTGTGCGGCCGTCGGACGGGGGTTCGATTCCCCCCATCTCCACTTGAGGGGGAAGTGTCGAACTCGTGCTTTCGGGCATACATTCGCACTTCCTCCGCTCTGTCACCGCTGAGAAGGGCCTCTTCCAGGTCCTCGAGCTCGATGTGCTTCTCGCTGTCGTAGTAGTAGGACACGATGACGATCTGGTTCGGCCCGACGAAGACCTTGTCGACGAAGTAGTCGAACAGCTGATCGCGTGTGTCGACGGTGTCGATCGTAGCTTCGGCGAACCTCTTGTAGAACGATCCGATTGAGACCTCGTCCTCGAAGAGGGTTGCCTTGACACGCTCGGTCTGGATCGCGGCGTCGAGTTCTTGTTTCTGGGCCTCCAGGGCGTTCATGGCCTCAGCGGTCGACGCGTTGAAGATCCCCTGGGCGATCGCCTTGACGAAGTTGGCGAGTTTGGCCTCGATGTCCCTCCTGCGGGCCTCCAGCGCATTGAGGGCCTCATCGCCGCGCTCGTGGGTTTTGCGGTAGTGGTCGGCTAGGTCGACAGCCAGCGAGGCCAGCATGTCAGGCTGATGGAGGAAGGACTCGATGATCTCTATGACGCGGGTCTCGATCTCGTCCTTGCGCAACGTCTTGGCTGAGCACTTCTTCTTGCGCTGATTGAGGCAGTAGTAGTAGCGGTAGGTTCGGCCTGTCTTGGATGTGCCGCTCACGCCCTCCATCGATTCGCCGCACGTCAGACAGTACATGCGCCCCGTGAGCCAGTAGACGGGCGCTTCCTCGCCCTGGGCGGCCAGTTCGGCCTTTGTCTTGGCCCCGCAACGCTTGTTGATTGCGAACCTGCGCTGGACCTGCTCGAAGACGTCGTCGGCGACGAGGCGGGGCATGCCGTCCTCGATGACGTGCTCCCCGAAGGAGTACTCGCCGATGTAGGCGCGGTTCTTCAGAAGCTTGTTCAGGTTCTTGGGTGTGAACTGGTATCCACGGATCGTGCGGATGCCCTGGGCGTTCAGACGATCCGCGATCTTCTGCATAGAGACGCCGTGGGCGTAGTCGTCGAAGATCTGGGTGACGATGGGCGCGGTCTCCGGGTCCGCTACGTAGCGTTTGTCGGAGCCCACGGAGAAGCCGAAGATCTTGTGGCCGTTGCTCAGCGCCCGCTCGGCGTTATACCGCTGGCCTCGTCGGATGTTGGCTGAGAGCTGGAGCGAGTAGTACTCGGCGAAGGCGTCCGCTACTCCCTCCATGAGAACCGAGTCGGGTGAGTCGGTGGGGGAGATTCCCTCGATGTAGTGCACACGGGCACCGGCCTTGCGGATTGTCTGCTTGACCAGGATCAGCTCGGTGCGTTTGCGTGCCAGACGGTCGTTCTTCCACACCGCGACGTAGGCGGGCTTGATCTTCGGGAGCTCGCGCAGCATGAGCTGGTAGCCGGGCCGGTCGGCGTTGGTGCCGGTCTTGGCTGCGTCTTCGTACTCGTTCACGACGACGAGACTCTGTGACTTCGCCCACTGGTGGACCATCTCGCGCTGCTGCTCGATAGAGGCCTCGTTCTGGGAAGAGGAGGAGTACCGGTAGTACGCAACGACCATCTGATTGTCGTTGTACGGGGGCATAGGCCTCACGATTTTCCTCCTCGTCCAGTCTCATCAACGATCCTACGGCGTGATCGTCACACTGAAGGTCAGGCCGGCCATGGGGTGGGAGCAGGGGGCCGTCGCCGACGGCCCGAGGTTGGCAATAGAGGTGGTCGGGCTGTTCCCGTGAGTGTCCTTACCGAGACTGGAGTATCGCAGCCCGACCTCTCCTTACTTGGGAGGTTCCAATGTCAATGAAAACCGATGCTCAGCCCGCTGTGTGGCTCGGATGCTTGAGCTGCAACAACAGCGGCTACCTGGTCGGCCGCTGGTTCCCCTGCGACATGATCGAAGAGGTTACCCTCGCCGAGGTCCACGGAGGCCAGGAGTATGTATACCCAGGCTGCGAAGAGGTGCTCGCGCTCGACTCTGAGTACCTCCCACGTGGCGTCAGTAAGATTTCGCAGCCGCGGGCGGCTGCCTGGGGTGAGATCTTCGTCGACGTCGGAAGTGACCGCTGGGAGGAGCTTCTCGCCTGGTACGAGAACTGCTCACCTTCCCTGGACGTTAACGGCGTGCCGTCGGCCAGCGAGTTCGAGGAGGCCGATCAGGGCTGCTGGGACTCATTCCGTGAGTTCGTGGAGTCCTGGGCCGACGACTGCGGCGTGTTCTACCAGTGGCCGGAGGACGCTGTCCGGCACTTCGACTGGGACAAGTACGAGCGCGACTGCCGGCACGACTTCACCGTTGTCGATGCCCCTTGCGGCGGTGTCTTCGTCTTCCACAACCTGTAGAGGAGGGGTGTCGTTGTGAGTGTGGAGTCGAATGCGTGCGACTATGTCGCACGGTTCAGATGGCACGTGGGTGACCCCAGCATGTCGCTTGGGGAGGCGGAGCTGCGCGACTTGGCGGCACTGCGTGACGCTGTGGATGTGGCGATCGCTGTCCGCGTGCGTGAGCTTGTCCAGTTCGGGACAATGAGCTGAAGCGTCGTGGCCTCATCACTGAGTCCGGGTCCGGCAGTCCTTCAGCGTCTCTACGGGCGCTGAGCCAGCCCTTCGGAGGGTGTGCTGGCCAGCAGGTCCAGGGCGTCGATCCCGAGTTCCCGGGCCAGGGCGTCAACGGAGTCGAGCGTCATGTTGCGCTCCGCCCGCTCGATGCCTCCCAGGTATCGGGCTGTCACCCCAAGCTGCTCAGCCAGGTCCTCCTGCGTGAGCCGACGGCGACGACGCTCGGCGCGCAGATTTGCACCAAGCCGTTGCCTCAACGATGTCGCCACGTCCCCATCGTGAGAGGCGGAATCCATCGATTCCAGGAACTCATCGCTTCCACTGGAAGCGATGAGTTCCGTATGATCGTGCTGAACCACCAACCGAATCGAGGTATCCCTGTGTCCTGCCCCTCCAGAACCGTCCTGGCGTTTGCCCTGCTTGCAGGCGCTGTGTCACTCGCCGGGTGCTCAGCCGCCACCGCCCCGTCCGGCAGCGCCTCAGGCGGTGCGAGTAGTCCGTCAGCCCAGGTTTACGAGTTCACCTCGTTGAGCAACTTCGTCTCCAAAGGTGTAGCGATCGCCCAGGTGCCTCAAGGACTTATCGACGTCGTCACCAAGGACGGCAATCAGATCCCAGTCACCGGCGTCACCTTCACCGCACACAAGCTCGACTCATCGAGTATGTGCGCTGTCGATGGTGCGGTTACCTATGCGAGCGGCGGCGAGGCCGTCGCATCAGCACCCGAGCAGACCAAGGAGCAACAGGCGACGAAGAGGGCCAAGAACGTCGATGAACAGCTGCGCGAGGAGTTCGGAGGTGCCACCGAGGACGAGATCCGCAAGGATGTCAAAGAGGAACTCGGCGATACTGCCAGTGAGGCAGATATCGAGCGAGAGACCAAGGACCGCGCCTCTGATCTCAGCACCCGTCGAGCCGAGCTCGAGCAGGAGGGCACGGGAAGCGGCGAGGAGAAGACGCCCGCCCAGAACGTGGCCGCCTTCCTGTTCCCGGGGAAGACGGACGCCTTTGACAACAAAGAGCTCAACGAATCCAATCCCGAGAAGGGCCTGTACATGACTTCCACGAGCAGCTTCACCATCGTGAAGTCCTGCGCTTCGAGTTTCGATGACACATCGGCCACCACCGACATGACCTTCCAGATGTACGACGGCAAGCACCGCGACGGTATCGCCGAGATCGGCATCACCGTGATGCAGGACGGCACCATCGGATTCGTCAACAACAAGACCAAGAACTACGAGCGAGACACCTCAGGAAACTGGCTCAAGAAGAAGTAGGCTCAACTGGCCCTCGAGGCGTCCGCGAGGAGAGACATAGATGAGAAGTGCACAATCCCGCTCATGGACGCTCAGCCGCGTGCTACGTAAGCGGTGGTGGGCTCTGCTACTCGTGTGGATCGCGCTGATCACCGTGGAGTTCAGGACAATAGACGTGATCTCCACGAATATCGTCGCCACAGGCAAGCCCGTGATGGGGATCGCCCCTGATCGCGACGTCATCTTCCCAGTCGCGTTCGCGGTGATAGTCATGTTGGCGGTGGTTTTCGTTCCCGTGTCGCTGATCATCACCAAGTCCGCTTGCAACAGCCGGTTCTGGGGGTGGCTACGCTCTCAATGGGACAGCCCAACGGGACGACAGGCTAGAGAACTCGCGCCCGGCCTAGTAGCTATAGGTGCCTTCTTCCTGACCCTAGCCACAGTGGCCGATGTGCTTGGGCTCGACATGATGATCGAAGTTCTCAAGGGCGCCACTACCGAAGAAGTACTCGAGGACAACCCCCTGTACCTCGCGGGCTTCCTCTTCTCCTTCATCAACCCCACCTTGATATGGGCCATCCCCGCTGTACTGCTCGGCTTCATCGCCACGAAGCTCGACCTGCCGCTACGAACCCTGGCGAAGAGGAGTGCCGTCACAGCAGGCATCATGATCGTCATCTCATTTACACCTCTAGGAGGATTCCTTCCCCTGATCTCCCTGGCCGCCGGCCAGACAATCCACCTGCTCACAACAATGTGACCTGGTTCCGCGGAGGTGCCTGTGGGGCCCTGAGGCCGTCGCAACGGTCCCAGGGCCCCACTGTTTCGGTACGTCGTGATTGCTACCAGCGCGCGTACTCATCGGCGAGCCGGTGCGAGATCCACCAGACGAGCCAGGCGAAGGCTGCAACGCAGATGAGCGTCCCCAGTGCGATCAGTGCCTTGGCCCACCATGCCTGAGCCGCTGCGAACGATGCCCACGCCCACCCCAGAAGGGGGCCCATGCCGAGCGCGTGGAAGGCCCCCATGGTCAGGCCTCCAATCACCAGAAGCACTACGGCAAGTGGAAGTAGCGCAAGGCATATGCGTCCTGCGCTCACCCAAGCCACTCGGCCTGAGAGCCTGTCGATACGAAGCTCGGCGTCTCGTATCGCTTCCATCAGCTCGTCGGTTTTGGTGGTTACCCGCTCAACCTCGCCGACAGCACGAGAGATCTCCTTGGCGCCCAGAGATGACACACGTCCCTCAAGACCGTCCAACCTGTGCTCGACACGATGTAAGGGGCCCTTGACGGCCGCGGCTAGTTGTCTATCGAGGACCTCAAGGCAATGCTGGGTGAGTTTGTCGGTATTGATGCGAACAGTGCCGCGTTGACGGACTTCCTTAGTGAGATGGTCACAGCTCGAAACCATCGTCTTGAGTTGGTTGTTGATCCTCTGTGTCAAGTTGTAGGCTTGAAAGTCTGCTGATCGTACGGTCGTACCGTCGGGGAGTGCCACGTGTCGTGATGCGGTGAGCGTTTCGGCGACGGCGTCGATCGTCTTCTCGATCTCGCTCAGCCTGTTCCGCATCTCGACGAACTCGGTCAAGTGCTGCTCGCCTGGCTGCGAGATTAACAGGCTCTCCAACTGTGCTGTCGTGTTCTCGTCGGCGCTCTTTATGTAGGCTGTCTGATCTGAGATGTGCTTTGTGAGCTTGGACAGATGCTGCTCTACGCTGTCGAGTTTCGAGATCAAGTCGGGCAAGATCTCCGTAGCTGCGTTCCGTTCGTCTTGCTCCTGTATCTGCGTGAGAATCCCCATCGTTGTTCCCTTTCACGTGTGGGTTGTGTTTCATCTTTTTGGCGTGGTACTCGAAGATCTCCTGAGCACCTTCAGAGGTGAATTCTGGGGTAAGGGAGGAGGCCTTGCGTCTGCCTAACTTTCCGCTGTCTTTTCTGCGCATCTTGTAGCTCCAGCCGTCTCGTTTGGTCACCGCAAGGCGGATGCCGTTATTTGCAAGAATGCTTTCGAAAGCTGCCTGGTCAACGCATCGAGGATCGGCGAGGGCGTCAGCGATGATGTCGCCTAGCACCTGCTCGAACCCGCCCGGCTCGAAGTCCTCGCGACGCTGATCCCAGTCGGGCTTAGGCCTTCCTGGGTCCGGCAACACTTGGAGACCGAGCTCCTGCATGAGCTCATCGTTGAGTTGGCGCACCCCGTGTGCCCAGCTCGTGTTGCGATTTAGGCACCTTCCCGTCAGATTGTCGTGGTTAGCGACGACAATGTGAGCGTGAAGATGATGCCCCTTAGCGTCGCTATGCACAGCGATGAGATAGTCAGCACTGTGCATCCGGTTTGTGAGCATCTCAGCGATGTCGCAGACCCGCTGGGCGTCTTCGGAACTGTGCACATCGAACTCGTCAGGGCTGAAGGCGAGGATGTAGGTATAGGCCTCCACCTTTCGACTGCAAGCGTCGTTGTGAGCCTGAGTCATTCGTACGAACTCACTCGGGTCAGTACTCCCGTTGGCCACGGATACGGAAAGCGCCGCCGCCCGGTGCTGCTTGGCAGCAGCACGCTGCCTGCCCTGCTTGCCTGACCCGTAGAGCACGTAGTGAACCGTGCTCGCGACACACCTCGAGCTCTTGACATTCACTATCGACATCTCACAGCACCGTCCTGTCACCAAGCGACCCACGCAGGGCGCTGACCGCATCCCGCAGCTCACACAACAGATCTGCATCAACAACATCCCCTCGACGGAGCACCTGATTGAGGTTCACACCTACTCGCCGCAACTGCTCAACAGCTTCGGATACCTCGGGAGCGGGCCGAGGCACCACAGCGTGAGCCGCAAGATCCCTGACCTCATGGCGTCGGGTATCCAGCGCATCGCGCAGGACCGCCCGTGCCCATGCGCTGGGCTTGACGCCCAGCCCACGAGCTCGGCGCCTGACGGCGTCGAGCTCAGAGAGGGAGACGCGCACAGCGATGCGAGCATCGAGCGTCTCCCTGTCCTCCGCCACGCGCAGTGCTTCCCGATGACGCCGCGTGGTGGAGACAGAACCGGCACGGTGATCTTCCTTCTGAGCCGGTTCTGAAGAGAGGCCAGCAGGGGATTTGTCGAACAATCGGGCTCCGCCCTCGTTCCCCAAACCCCGCTGGCCCTCGTCCTCGCTCGCTTCGCTCCCTGTGGGCGAGGGGGACGCCACCTCTGCGTGCCTGGCGCCCGGGGCGGGGACAGGCATTGCAGTGCTTGCGACGCCCAGCCGGTTCAGACATGTGTCACTCATACCGGCCACCGCCCTCACTGGCAGACTCAGTCTGCTTCCGAGCACGCGAGGCAGCCGCACGCTCTGATCGCGCCTGGCGATCGGCCTCGCGCTGCCGATTGACGTGCTCGGCATACCGTTCGAAGCGCTCAGGGTCCTGAGAGCGCAGGAGGCGCGCGATCTCCTGGAGCAGGGTCTTCTCCTGCTTGGCGGCCTGCGCGCGTAGGCGCTTGAGACGCTCAGCGTGCTTGAGCTGCTCATTGGCGATGAGCAGCTCAAGATTGGTGGTGCTCATGGTGATTTTCCTTCCGGTTGCTGGTTGGTCTGTTTCCTCGGTTTGCTCACTTGACGAGCGGTACTGCGGGTTCATACGGCCACCTCCTCACCCGTCTCAGCGAGCAACTGCGCCAGGGGGCTCGGCAGGCTCTCTCCAGCGGGGGAGTCAGAAGGGGCGAGCGCCTCCATGACCCGATCCCTGGCCTCAAGGATCGGCGCGACCTGCCGCCGGGTGGCGTCGCGTTCGACGGCACGACGCTGCTTCTCAGGAAGACCACGGGCGTAGGCGAGAACCTGGTGGAGGTTCATCCGAAAACGTCCCAGGGTGAGATACTGGTCCAACGTGCCTTTACCGAGGAGTCTCGCGTTCACCTGGACCTCCAGCTGGTCGGTGCTTACAGAGACGACGACCGGCAGGTGTGCTGGTGCTAAGTGGTCCATCCACGCTTCCAAGAACTCACGAAAACCGCCTAGGAGCGACTCCGGACTGCGGTACGGTCTTGTACCGCTAATGACAGTGAACTCGTGGACGAGCTGGGTGTGTCCGAACCTCGTGTTGACCGACGTCCTGCTTGGGAACACGTCAAGTGCCGCCACCAGTGCAGCACCTTGCAGGCCGTCCCCTAGGACCAGTTGAGACATCGACGTGTTCCAGTAGAGGACGCGCTCCCCGTCGTACTCGTCAACGCCGTTCCTGGTGACGAACACCCCATCATGACCCCCTGCCAGTGCTTCGGCGAGCCCCTGGCCGATCGCGTCCACGAGAAGGGCGTCGTTGCCATACATGTAGAACGCGAGTCGAAACAGTGGCGGCTCCTGCGCCAAGAGGTAGCGCGCCCGAGCGCGACGCAGACGGGCCTCCGTCGTCGTCGAGCGCGTGAGCGCAGACCTCACCGAAAGACCTCTGCTCATGGCCTGCTCGACGTTGCGGGAACGCTGCCGACCGCTACCCGACAGGGTGCGGCGTTCATCCATCTCCCGGTCGAAGGCCAACCAGTCCCAGCCAGGGATGGCGTGGATCGCTGAGTCGGGATAGCGGACCTTGCCGAGATCCTGCGAGCTGCGGTCCTGGTGCCGCATGTAGTCGAGCTCGTCCTTGATCGCGGCCTTGCCGCCGCGCACCTTCTGGACCTGCGGGCCGGGTAACGCAAACCACGAGGCGAGAATCTCCGGGCTGACCTCCTTGTGGGTCCATAGCAGGACATGGACGTGATCGGTGCCGACGTCCTGGTCCTGGAGAATCCAGGCCCAGCCCTTGATGGTGCGGTGGCTGAAGCCCTTTTCCAGAGCGTCGAGAGTCCAGTCTGTCCCATCGAGGTGCTGGACGAACTTGTAGACGCGCACTGGGTGCTTGTCCTCCAGGAGGTCGATCATGTTGCTGTCGCTCATGGCATGTTCCTTTCTGTTGAGCAGGGGACACGTGGCAGCTCATCGACCGTGTTATATGAGGGCCCGGCCGTCGGAAACGCATCGGTGCTTCTGTCCCCGGAAGAGGTACAGATGTACAGATTCGTGCAACGCGTTCTGTACCTGAACCCCACCGAATTGCGCCTGTGCGCGTAAGCCGTTTTCCCTGGTAGGACACGGTTCTAGGTTCAGGGGCAGGCGAAGAGGTACAGAAGGTACAAAGATGCACGCGTTCTACGTGAGAACATCTCTGTGCCATTGAGCTCCCGAAAACTGCTACATCTGCTACAAGGGACTGTTTCGGTTGGTACGTCAGGGGGAACGCTGTAGCAGCTCTTGCGGCGGCTCTGCTACGAACTGCTACCGTTTCTGCTGCTTCGCGACGGTTCGCCTGGTATACGAGGGGAAACGGTGTAGCGCGACGTGTAGCAGAACCAGTGCGCGAGTGGCTATCAAAACTGCTACAGGGGCCAGCGGGGGAGAGATCGGCGGAGGTCATCGTGCCACCGCCCTCGAGGCAGACGTCTCGACCCGGTTGGCGTCGAGCCAGGTTCGCAGGTCATCGAGACGGTAGAGCGTGCGCGAGTGGGGCGTACCGACGCGAACGAAGGCCGGGCCGATACCCTGTGTGCGCCAGTTAGCGAGTGTGCGCGGGCTGACACCGATGAGGGCTGCGGCCTCCGTGGCCGGGACCGAGAGCGTGGATAAATCGTTGATCGTCTGGGTAGTAGACATAGTTCACCCCGTGGGTGAACCTCGCCAGAACGGTCTTACGTCTCCTATGCAACGGCCATATCGGTTCGTCGTGCTTCTGTGCCTGCCGGTCCGATGAGTTCCGCCCTGCGAGATTCGGCGGCAGCTGGGATTTCGTCGTACATCGGGTGACCTGACACCTTGGCGCGTCGTGATAAATCTTGTGCGCCAATCCTACCAAGCATGTCAACTGCGGGTCAACTGAGTGGTGCTCCAGTCTGTTTCTGCCGCATCGCCGCCTTACGCAGACAGCGCCACCAGCAGTAGGTGGTCTTGCGCCGGGATGAGTTCGACACGTGCACCCTGAGCCCCACGAACAACTGATTTTCCAACGAAAAGTGCCTGCGAATGCCCGGCGAGGGTACAGGATGGGTACAGTGCCTGGGGACGCAGAATGGCGCCCCACCGCCCTTGATGGGTGGTGGGGCGCCATTGCGTTGCTGCGTCAGTCGCCCGTCAACGCCGGTTGGCTGAGGTTGGCGAGGGCTTCTGCGATCAGTTTCTGGGCCTGCTCGAGGTCCTGGCGTATCGTCTCAGCCCATGCGGGGTCGCAGGAGGCTGGGTCTTCTGGCGTCCACTGGGTGAGTGCACGAACGATGGCATCGGCGATCATCTGGCTGCCTCTAATGCTGTGACTCGCTCGTCGAGGCGGGTGTGTGCGCGCTCGGCCGAGGCGGTCAGGCTGCGGATGTCGTCGCGCATCCCGTCGATCTGGTCCTCGGCACGGCGGTCCCGTCTTTCGCGAGTGTCGCGCTCCTCGATCCGGGCGAGCTCGGCTGCGTCCATCCGTCTGAGGATCGTGTCTACGGCGTCTCGTACCTCGTCGAGGTCGTCGCGGATGTGGGTGCCGTGACTGTTGGTGGTGGCATCCACTGCCTGCTCTGCCGCCTCTCTGGCTCCCTTGGCTCGGTCCCCGACCTCGGCGACCTGCGAGTGCAGGGCTCCGATCTGGGTCTCGACCCAGGCACGTGCCCAGCGGACGCCCATCGTGGCCAGGCCGATGACGGCCAGGAGGAAGACGCCCGCCGCCGCCGCGACCTCTTGCGAGGAGAAGATCTCCACGAAGGGGTGCGACGGCATGACGGTGTTCATCAGAGCTCCGTCCCACCCTGGGCGCCGGTTGCGTGGCGGGGGGTGTAGTCGGTGCGGGTCTCGCCACCGGGGGTGAGGATTCCGGCCCACTCGATCACTGTGATGCCGTGGATCTTGATGTGGGACAGGGCCTGGAACGCGAGCCAGGCGAAGCCGAGGAAGCGGCCGGTCTGGGCGGCCAGGGTCTCGATCACCAGGGGGTAGGCGCTGATGGCCCACGCGCCGGTCGTCAGGACGACGGCGGCCACGATGACGAGGATGACGCGGCGGCCTCGGGTCCACCAGGGGCGGTCCAGGGCCGCCTGAATGAGGGGCCAGATGATGCCTAGGACGACGGTGGTGATGAACGGGTCTGAAGCGAGTGACGTCATGCTTGATCCTTCCAAGCTCTTGGGATGTCGGTTGCGGTAGTTGTAGTGGGTGAGTGGTGTTGCGGGGTGACTGCACCTGAAGGGCTGTCACATGAGCCTGAACGAGCCCGTCTTGGAGCGGTTGAGGGCCTCCTGGAGCGCCGCCCAGGTCGCGGGGCCCGCCTCGCCGTCGATGAACTCGCCGAAGCTCCAGTCGGGCGCGAAGGTGCTCCAGGAACTGGAGACCGGCCTGACCCAGCACCACGCCCAGTACTGGAAGACACGGAACAGCTGGGCGTCCCAGCCCCGGTCCTCAGGCAGCCTGTCCTCCCCCGTGAGCATGCGCTGCGAGTGTGCTGACACTGCCTTGTTGAGGTAGCGCCGCAGGTTAGCCACCGCGAACACCTCCGGGTAGTTCACCGCTCCCATGACCTCCTGGAGGCGGCGAAGCGTGGCGGGCCCATACTCGCCGTCCACGACCAACGCGGCCGGCGCGGCGGGAGTCGACGGAGACGCGGAGCCCGCCGTCCTCATCCGGTCCCAGAGGGACCTGTCACGAAGCCGGTTGAAGTCCAGTGCCCCGCCGTAGCCGGCAAGGCGCCCCCGCTGGGAGTACTGGTGAACCAACGGCTGACCCCAGTAGGAGACATTCGGGACCACCGGGTCGATGTAGCCGATGTAGGTGGTGTTGTAGTTCGTCGGGTCGGCGTACCACAACGGGTACCTCGCGGCGACGCCCGCCCAGTCGTAGTCACCAAGGACCGAGTCGTTCATGTAGATGCCCGGCGTCGTACCGGTAGCAGCTGACACGGCGTCGAGCCACGCCAGAGCCCACCCCGGTCCCTGGGCCGGGGCGTCGTCCTCCCAGTCCAGCCACAAGGTCGCCCGCCCGATATAGGGCTTGGCAGCGGCCAGGAAGTACCGCACCTGGTCGGAGACGTCGCCGGGACGCGCGAAGTGATAGAGCCCCAACCTCTTTCCGCTGCTCAAGGTCGCCTGGGCCTGCGCGCCCATGCACGGGTTGGTGTACCCATCGCCCTCGGTGCACTTCACGATCACGAAGTCCGCCCACAGGCCCGCGATGTCGATCCCCTCCTGGTGAGAGGAGACGTCAATACCGTGAGCATGAGCTGGCGCCGACGGCGTCGCCGGCTTGGGCTTGGGTGTTGAGGTCGTCTTGGCGAACTCCGGCCACTGGGCCAGGAACCGGTCGCTGTCGAAACGGTGGCAGCTCGTCCAGGCCCCCGAGCTGGTGTACGGGTGCGAGGAGTAGGGGACGGTTCTGGTCTCAACCCCGGTCTGATCGCCTAGGACACCATCGTCTGATCCGTCCTCGGCGATCCAGGCTTCGCTGAGGAGATCGTTGGCGGCGTCGGTGATGATGACGACATGCTTCTTGCCTCCCTCGCTGGCCACCGAGAGGACAACATCACCGGTCTGGAAACCACCATCCGGGTAAAGGTTGGCGTCCTCCCAGGGCACCTCCTGGAAGCCTCGGGCCTCCAGGCCGCCCCTCATATTGCCTGTCCAGAAGTCATCAATCTCGAGCAGAGCCTTGTGCCCCCAGGGGACGCCAAGAGCGTCATGCAAACCATAATTGATGGCCCCGCACACCAAGCTGGAGCAGTCAGCATTCTGTGGGCTCTTGACGTGACCCTCCCAGTCCGCCACCGAGTACCACGTCCTACGATCCGGTTGCGAATAACCAACATCCTCCACATCACAGATACGACGTGCGATGCGGGCTGCGACTGACGCGACAGACATACGAATCCTTCCTGATTCTGGGTGCAGAAAACCCCGCCACCAGGCTGGCGCGGGGAGAGTTGACTGACTGGTTGTCAGTAGCCGATGGCTTGCCACATGAGTGAGTGTGCGGTGGATTGCTTCTCGCCGGGAAACATTACTCGAAACCCGGTCCTGTCTAGCCTGTCTACCATGGGTACAGCATTAGAGATGAATTTAAATTTCCCGCTATTGTTGTATAGTTTGGTGATGTTGATTGTTAGGCAGGCCTTTGGGAATGGCTGTGGGAACGGTTGGAATGAGAAGAATCCGACTCCGTTTGCGTGTCCGTATGTTCCGTTGGAGAGTCGACCAGTTTGCAGGATCATGATTTCGTTCGGATCTGGCTGGCTGTAGGTGATTCCGCTGTCTCCGGTCTGTTGGGTCTCGATGCGGAACCGACTGGTTCCTGCCCAGCGAAGACCATCCCACACCAGAAGCGCTCTGATGTCTGAGCGCCACACGAAAACTGGGTTGCTCTCAGTGATCTTAACTCCGGCAGCCTTGAGGGCATTGATGTGCTGGATAGCGGCTGTCTCCGAGTCGCAGGCTTTGACTGAAGGGACGGACTGAGAGAAGTCCAGAAGTGACTGGCGGGATGCTGGCTCGCTCCCATTTGGCACCAGATGGCCTCTGACGTCGATCGATGGCATATGCGGCTACTCCTGTCCTTCTGCGGATGAGGTTGCGGGTTCTGTTGACTCTGGCTCGTCTGCACGAGTGTTTTCGCCCGCATCGGATTTTGGTGTTTGTTGGAGCTTCTCAATGATCTCGGTGACGAGCTCGAGTGCGCCGGTCTCGTGCCAGTAGATATGAGCAGGAACGTCAGCGACAACGACGCCGCACAGGCCGCACACCGACCAGCCGCCGCTCATGACTCAACCTCGCACTCCAGGGATAGCACCATCGATTCGCCTTGCCCGCGGATACCGCCGTAGACGGCGCCCACCAGAGCGATTCCCTGACCAGCAAGTAGGCCGGCCGCGAGCGCGGTGACGTCGATGGTGCTGGTTTGGTTGCTGGTGATGGTTCCGGTGACTTGGGGACCTGTGGGTTGGGGGCCGGCGTCGGTGTAGGTGGCGCACTGGAAGACTGCGTTCCAGGTGCTGGGGTTGGCGCCGTTGCCGACTGCGGTGAGGATGGCCCGGGTGATGCTGGCGGTGCCGATGGCGGGGATCTGTTGGCCGTAGGTGGCTAGGCCTGTCAGGGTGCCGGTGCCGGCGTCTCCTTGGCTGAGGTCACGAGGGTGGCCGACAATCGCGGCGCCGAAGCGGTTCCACCCGGTTGGGGCATGGGTGCCGGTCCAGATGGGGTGGGCGGTGCAGGTGACGGTGTTGGTGGTGGCCTCGGGTGGATCGAAGGACATCGGGCCGGTCTTGGGGGCTGGGGCTGGGCCGAGGACGTGGATCGGGCGTCCGGTGTCGGGATCGAGGAGGACGTAGGCAGTTTCGACGCCTGTCCAGGTAGAGGCGGTGGCCGGCAGGGTGATGCCCGCGGAGCCGAGGAGAGAGACGGTGACTGTGGTGCCGCCGTTGGCGACGTCGAGCACGCGGGCGACGGCGATCATGGCGCGGTCGGATCCTGGGCGTGGTCCTTCGTCTGCTGGGATGGAGGTGAGGAGGTCGAGGATGGGCAGGCTCATGCTGTGGTCACCACCTCGACGTCCGAGCGTGACGTCCCGCTGTAGACGAGGGGGACCTCGGTTGAAGTGACGATTCCCCACTGGGTGATCGTGGCTGCGCCGTCGATGTTGGCGGTGATGAGCTCGACCGGGGTGTCCAGAGTGAGAGTCGGGTTCGGTGCATGGGTGACGGGGACAGTGGTCTTCTGCCTGACCGAGGTTGCGAGCATCGTGGTGGCGGAGTTGAGCGCCGACTGTTTGGAGGTGATGAGGGGCGAGCTGAAGAACTTGGTGACGATGCCGTAGGGGCCGGAGGTGCGCAGAGGGCCGGTGGTCTGGTCGATGATGGCCTGGAAGCGCGGCTGCCCAGCATCGTCCTGCTCCTGTCCCCGGGCGACGATGCGGTTGAATATCCCGGCTCGAGATCCCTGGCGGGTGACGCCGATGACGGTGCCGGCCTCGCCGTCGGTCAGGGTTGTCTCCGGGCGCTCGGTAATAGCCGGAACGGGCGGGAGGACGTAGAGGACCCCATCGGGGCCCTCGCGCAGGCGGGCCGGCCAGGCGTCGGCGATCTCGTAGGCGGCGTCGATGCGGGACTCTCCCCAGGACATAGAAGGGCAGGGCCGGTTGGTGAGAGCGTCACTGACGATGACGCCCATGTGGCCTCCGACCAGGCGGCGCAGCTCGGAAGCGAGTGTGCCGCCCGAGTAGGGGACGGTCGGTGAAGTGAGGCGGTCGTCCTCAAGACGCTGTAGCAGCGACTTGCCCGTGACGCGGATGTCGGTTGCCCCGACCTCCCACTGGGTGATGAGGAAACGGCCGAGGGGGATGTCCCACCGGTCGGTGGAGACGAGCGAGGCGACGGTCACCTGCACGTGGAGGACCTGTCCCATAGTCGCGAGCGGGGAGTCCGGCGCGAGCGGGGTCCAGTCGCGAGCTCCTTCATCTTGGCCGACGCCGCCGATCCTGGGCACTGTCAGGCTCAGGGTGCCCTGGACCTGCTGACTGGTCGTCCAGGTGACGGAGCCAGCCTTGACGGGCACCCGGCCCAGCCAGGTCTGGCCGAGCCATGAGTCCACGCGAGCCTCCCAGGCGAACGCGCTACTCAGGGCGTCGGCGGGAATCTTGGGGCGCTGGAGCACTGGTTACCGGACCTCCTGCCAGATTGTGGCGTCGAAGTCGTCCCAGGACAGGCCCATGGCGTCGAGGCGTACCCATGTCAGAGCCGCCGCGTCGAAGTCGTCCCAGACGGACAGGCCGACGATGCGCTGCGGCTCCGGGACCGAGCAGATGGTTCCTTTGATGGTCCACGCCCGCTCCGCCTGATCCTGGCGGGGCGTACGCGCCTGCGACACCGAAGTCAGAGCCATGACCGTCGTCAACGGTACGTCGCAGACCCCGCGGCGGCACTGGAAGCACCTGGCAGGATTGTGGAACAGGAGCACGATAGATGGGCGGGCGGCCAGAGCTGTCATTGTCTGCGTGTGAGCCCCGCTCGTGCGGGCCGTCAGCGAGACTGTGCCAGCCCCCATGACTGGGGCGAAGACCATCACCGGGGTTGGGCGCCCAGGGATCTCGTGAGCGGTGATCCGCTGGTCCGGCGCACGGGAGTCGTCTCCCTGCCAGATCAGATCCAGGCGGCCGCCTCCGAGGACGTCGGTCATCAGAGCCCGGCCTGACCACGGGCGTGTTACCGGCGTCGACTCGACCGTCTGCCCGTCCCAAGGCCGCACGATGCGGTACGTCAAAGGCGTGTTGACGGGTGCGAGTGCGTCACCGAGCACCAGCTGGGAGTCGTTGCCCATGCTGCCGCTGCCACGCACCGTCCAGGAGAACCCGTTCGGCGTGTGGCCGGTGACTCTCACCTGGGTTCCCGATCGTGCGTAGAGGCCAGGCACGATCACCTGCACGACTGGGGCGTCGCCGTCGGGGATGATCGCGGTCAGGGTGAAGATCGGCCACCGGCCGACCTCTTCACGCGACGTAGAGCCTCCCGGCACCCCGGTCCAGGAGTGGACCAGTGCCTTCCCGGTGTCGCCGATCCTGACCGGGCGGGTGTCGCCGTCGAAGAAGGAAGTGTCCGATACGTCCCTCTGCGTGTCCCCGAGCTGGAGGATCGTGTTGTCTGCCCAGAGGGTCTGGGTGGTCTCGTCCACCACCTCGACGCGGGTGAATGTCACCCCTGCCGCGAGAAAGACGACCGGGTAGACGACCTCGACGCCGTCTTCAGCCAGGGTCTCGGCTGAAGGGATGGTGACGGAGTCCTGATAGGTAGCCTCGGAATCCGTCAGCCCCTGGAAGCCCCTGGCGAGGTAGGACTTCTTCAGAATGCCGTCGACAGTGACACCATAGAAGCCGCCTCGCTGGACGAGGGTTCCAGCCACGGTCGTTGAGGCGCTCCACGACAGGCCCAGGGTGTGGCCGGCGACAGCCGCCGCTGGGACACCCATGCTGAGAGTCCCGGTGACAGTCGCCTTCCCATCAGACACATCGGCCCCTGCTGGCACGACCCAGGCCCCGGCGGCGACCCCGTCAGCGGCCTGGACCGCCGCTCCCAGCTCCCACGCGTCCCGAGATGAGAGCGGAGGATAGGCGGCAGCCACGCCGCCGGTTGAAGCGGACAGGGCAGCCTGTACCGTAGTGGCGCCAGCCGGTGCCTGCGCGGTCACGACGACTCGGCCCGTGCGCCCGGAGGGAGCGGACGCCCTCGGTGCCGGGCCGTCTGTGCCGGCAAACCGCAGACACAGGTCCACCGGGGAATCGCCGGCAGTGATGTCCGCAGCCAGAGACACCCACTGGCCCGGGGTCACCGGTGTCGAGTCCGAGGACACCGTCCACGAGGTCGACGACGGGATCACCCGCATCCGCCCGGAGTCTGCGGAGATCGTCGCCTGCTCGGCAGTCCAGCCGGCCACTCCGCTTCCGAATGCTCCGTTGAGCAGGAGGTTCGTCCGGGTCATCAGCGTCGTCCCCTTCCCAGAGTCCGTGCGCGGCGATCCAGGACCCCGGCGGCGATAACCTCAACATGGGCGTCCAGCGCTGTGGAGTCATCGACGACGAGGCGGACCTCAGTTCCGTCCAGACCTGCCAGCAGAGCCTCGTTCGAGGCCCCCTGGGCGGCGAGCTTGGAGACATCCGACCACTGCCGTGCGGTCAGGACCGCCTCCCGGCTGCGGGTCTGGTTGACCGCGGTGTGCGCACCCGGGGGCAGCCAGCCGCCGGCGTCGTACTTCCGGGCGCCGCCGTAGCGGCCGACCGTGGGAGAGCCCCAGATGGAGATCTCACGGCCGGACAACCCCTCCCGAGGCTCCTCAACCATCTTGCCGCCGCCGGCGAAGATGGCGACGTGGTGCGCCGGTGAACCCCAGAACAGGAGATCGCCAGGCACGGCCGCGTTCCATGAGATCGGCGTCGACCCGGACTGGTATCCGGCCGCAGTCAGCCTCGGCCAGCCCAGTCCGAGCTGCTTCGCAGCCCAGTAGACCAGACCGCTGCAATCCAGACCCGGCGGAATCGAGCTGCCACCCCAGACGTAGGGCACACCTATTGCCTTGCGCGCGGCCCCGACCAGACCGGAGCCGCCAGACAGGCCTGCCGCCTCGGTCTTGGACTTGAAGAGGCCCTTCAGCGACTCGAACCACAAGGGCGGCATCGCGCCCACCGTCTGCGCCCAGAAGCTCGAGCCGACAGACTTGAGGAGCTCCTTCGCTGGGGAGATCACCAGGTCAGTGACCGCACCGATCGGGTCGGAGACTATGTCCGCGACCGCCGAGGCCGTGTTCTTCACCCAGCTGATCGACGAGGACACCGATCCCTTGACGCGGTCCCAGATACCTCCCTTGGCGAAGGCGACCTGACCACGTCTCGTGCCGGTGTCACCGACATTGGCCAGGCCCTTGCCCCGAGAGGCGTTGACCCGATCCAGCCAAGGCTTGCCGCCCAGGGCCCGCAGCGAGTCCGGCCGGATGATCCCCTCTCCGCCCGACAAGCGCAGGGAGCCGCCGCCGTCGGGTGAGAAGAAGGTGAACACATCCCTGCCCGGGGTATATCCGGGCGTCATGGTCTGCCACTGGCCACCCGAGGCGTACCCCGGGATCATGCTCACGCTCGGCAGGCGCAACGACAGGCCGACCTTCTCAGCGATCGTGTCGAACGCCTTCTTGATGCCGTCGCGATATACCGTGCCGATCACGAAGTTGATCGGTGTCGCTGCGGCGCCCTTGATGGCGTTCATCGCCGTCTGTACGCCCGACTTGAAGGTATCGAAACCGGACTTGGCGTTGTCGATCGCGGTCTTGATCTTCGGGAAGACGGTATTAGACAGGAAGTTCACGACCGTGGAGATTGTCGTGGAGATACCCTGCCAGACCGGCTTGACGACGTTATTCCAGAGGAAGGTGAAGATCGGTGCCAGGACGTTCGAGATGAATGCCCACAGTCCCATGAGCGCAGGCTTGATGACCCACTCCCAGGCGGTCTGGATCGCAGCGCCGATGAGCCGGAAGACGGGCTGCACGACGTTGGTCCACAGGAACTGGATGATCGGTACAAGCACCCCGGTGATGAACGACCACATCGCCGACAGAGCCGGGGAGATGACGTTGGCCCAGGCTGAGGAGATGAAGTTGGAGACAGCTGACCACACCGGCTGAACCACGCTGGTCCAGAACTCCTGGAGCGCGGGCGCCAGCGTGTTCTTGACCCACCCCCAGAACGCCGACAGCGCCGGATAGATCACCGAGTTCCAGGCGTCTGAGATCACCGAGGAGATCGACTGCCACACGGGCTGGACCGTGGTCCACAGCCCCTGCAGCGCCGGCACCAGGGAAGTCGTCAGCCAACCCCACAGGGCAGACAGGGCCGGGTAGATCACCGAGTTCCAGGCCGTAGAGACCACCGTGGCGAACCCGTTCCAGAGAGGCTGGACCACGTTCGTCCAGAGGAACTGGAGCACCGGGATCAGCACGTTCGAGATGAACGCCCACAGTCCGCTCAGCACCGGCGAGATGACGCTCGTCCAGGCCGTAGAGACCACCGTGGCGAACCCGTTCCAGAGAGGCTGGACCACACCGGTCCAGAAGTCCGCTAGCGCCGGCGCCAGGGTCCCCGTGACCCATGACCAGAGGTCAGACAGGGCCGGCAGGATGACGTTGGTCCAGGCGTTCGAGATCGCCTCCCCGGTCGCAATCGCTCCCTCACGCAGGGTCAGGAGGAAGTCGACGAACGCAGAGTCCTCCTCCAAGCCGAACAGGTTCCCGTCGAAATCACCCTTCGACAGGAGATTCCAGACCGACTGGATACCAGGAAGCAGAGTCCCGGAGATCCACTCCCAGACAGCCGAGATGGCCGGCTGAATGTGCTGCTGCCATATCTCGACGACAGTCCTGCCGAGCTCCTGCACCTTGAGGCGGAAGGCCTCGTTCTTCTTGTACAGGAGCACCAGGCCGGTCACCAGCAGGGCGATCGCGGTAATGACGAGACCGATGGGGTTGGCTTTGAGGGCTGCGTTCAGTCCCTTGGTTGCAAGCGTGGTGCCTTTGATCCAGGTGATGACCGAGGTGAGGATGGAGAAGCCCGCGTACGCGGCGACGGCGACACCCACGCCGATGGCGAGGGCCTGCATCTCATCCTTGTGCTGCTTGATCCAGGTGACGGAGCCGCCGATGGCGTCGGCCATCCACCCCATCAGGCCGGTGATGGCAGGCTTGACGTAGTCGATGAGGTCCTTGATCGCGCCGACGACGGTGGCCTGGAGGTTGCCTGCGGCGCCCTCGATGGTCTTGGTGGACCTGGCGGCCGCGACCGCTGTCTCGTCGGAGCCGAGCTGGAGGATCGCGGCGTTGAACTCGTCAGCCGAGATCTCCCCTTTCTGCATCGCGTCCCTGAAGTTGCCGGTGTAGGCGCCCATATCGAGCAGGGCCTTCTGGATTTTCCCAGAAGCGCCAGGAATAGCGTCGGAGAGTTGATTAAAATTTTCCGTCGTCAGCTTTCCTTGTCCGGCGGTCTGGGTCATGACCATTCCGACGGACTTAAAAGTGTCTGCATTTCCGCCTGCCACTGCATTCAAATTGCCTGCGGCTTCTGCGAGCTTATCGAATCCGTCGACGCCGTTTGACGCCAGCTGCGCGGTGATCTGCTGAATATCGGCCAAGTCGTATACGGTCTCGTCGGCGTACTTCTGGGCCGACTCCTTGAGCCGGTCAATGGTCGAGGTGTCCAGGCCGGAGAACTGGAGCGTGGAGACGAACTTGTCGGTGGCGTCGGATGCCTCAATGGCCTCTGAGGCGAAGCCGCCGATGCCGACGGCCGCGCCGAGGGCGAGCATTGGAGCGATCGCTGAGCGGGCCAAGGAACCGATGGAGGAGACCTTGGTGCCCGTCTGAGCGGTGGCCGCGCCGGCCTTCTCTGCGGCGGTGTCGACATGGTCGAGGTTGGTCGCGTACGTCTTCAGCGCGGGGTTGGCCTCGGCGACCTCACGCTTGGTCTTGCCCGTCTTGGAGGCCAGGGCGCCGACGGCCTGGTCCGTGTCGCGGGCGGCGGTCTCGACTTTGCCCATGGCCCGGGAGTGGTCGGCTGCGGCCTGGTCCGCAGCCTTGTTCGCCGCCTTCGAGCGGTCCAGGGCCTGGGCGTAGCCCTCCTCGGCGCGTGCGATCTGGGCGGTGTTGCCTGAGGAACGGGCCTGGTGGAGGGTATTCTCCGCGGTGACCAGGGACTTGGCGGCGGCCTCCTCGCGGCTGCGGGCCTGTGCCAGGTTGCCCGAGGAGGCGGCGACCTCCTTCTGTGCGGAGGCGAGCGCCTGGCCGGCGGCAGTTGCCTCCTGCTTGAGGCGGGCGGTGGTCTTGCCGAGCGGGTCGGCGAAGGAGTTGGCGATGTCGGCGCCGGTGGTGGAGGTGGTCTTCCTGAAGGCGTCGGCAAAGGAGCGGGCCGCCTCGTTGCCGGCCGTGGGCATCTGGGCCTTGACGTCGGCGTTGATCTCCTTGAGGAAGCCCTTCATGGAGGGGACGACGTCGACGAAGACGGTGCCTGCCTGGAAGCCTGCCATGGGGGCACCACCACCTCTCGTGAGCTGCGTGGTGCCCCTATGGGGCGGGTTGCTCGAGCGCCCAGGGGGTCATGACGGCGATGACGTCGTTCGCGGCCGCCAGCGTCTGGGAGGTACGCATCTCCTCGACGACGGCGGTCACGACGGGGACGGGCCGGGGGTAGGTCTCCTTGCCGCCGGCTGTGGCGATGAGGATGTCGGCGATGTCCTGGAGTATGCGGACCTCTGGGGTCTGACCGACCAGAGAGGTGCTTTCCTCCCCGACGTCGTCGTCCTCGTCCTCCTGGGCGAGGATCGTCTCGGCCATCAGCTCGGCCCGGTCGGTGTCGTTGAGGATGGCTGAGATGGTGCGCGAGTGGCTGGGCAGTCCGTCGATGAGGTCGAGCAGGAAGGTCCAGCGCCGCGCGCGGAACAGGGCCGGCATGTCCCAGCCCTGTTCCGCGAGGTCCTGGGTGATGGGCCTCCGGTACCGGGTCAGGCGGTCGCGGAGGCGCTGCCTTCCCCCTCGTCGCCCAGGAACGACGCGTAGTGCTTCCTGACCTGCGCGAGCAGGACTCGGGTCTTGCGGACGCTGAGGCTCTTGATGACGAGCTCGGCGTCCTCCTCGCTGAGCCACCGGTTCAGGGTCGCCTTGATCGACGTGGTCCCCTCAAGGTCGGCCATGAGGCTCTCGCTCTCCTCGATGCTCAGCGCGAAGGGGTCGGGGAAGGTGACGATCTTGGACTTGAGCCCGAGGGTGAAGGGTTCCGGGTCGGCGGCGCCGTCGATCTTCTCCAGGGCGGACAGGGTCAGGGTCGGCTTCGTGGCCATGGGTGATCTCCCTTGTGTGGTTGGTGGTCAGGACAGCTTGGTGAGGGCGTTGGTCAAAGCTGCCGGCACGGGCGGTGCGGGCGGAGTGGGTTTGGGGCCCGATCCGGCCTCGTCATCGGTGTCGTCGGAGACCTGCTCCCAGCCCGAGGCGCGCAGGGTGGTGATCTCGGCGGGGTCGTCGGTGACGCGCTCGAGGGTGAGGTCCTCACCGTCGTCGGTCGTGATGGTCTTGGTCAGTGCGGGCACGGGTTCCTCCTTGCGTGCGGGATCTCCCGTGTGGGGTGGTGGTCGAGCCGGCGGCCGGGGAGATCAGCGGCCGCCGGCTCGACGATGAGGCGAGAGGCCGAGCTCAGGCGGCCTTCTCGAAGCCGATGGCGTCCAGGTGCTTGATCGCACCAGTACCGCCCAGGTAGTGGCGGCAGGGCGTGCCCAGGACCTCGTCGGAGAACACGGAGAGCTCCAGGTCGAACTGGACCGGGTCGGACGACTTCCACGCCTCCTCGGGGATCGTGGAGAGCTTGACTCGGGGGAAGCCCCGGCCGACAAGCCACTCGTCGTCGGCAGGGCCGTCGGACATGATGGTGAGCAGCCGGAACTCCTCGAGCAGGGGCAACGGGGCCTCGTCGAAGACGATCTCGCCGGTGTCCTTGTCAGCCTTGACCTGGGAGAGGTCGACGCCGTAGACGAGCTGCTGCAGGTGCTTGCGGTAGGGCTCGAGCACACTGAACTTGACGGTCTTGGGCGCCTTGACCAGGTCGGTGCGCACGGACTCGACGTAGCCGAGCGCCTCGACCTCCTCGACGCTGGCGTCGGCGGAGAACGCCATGCCGTCCTTGGTCAGCAGGCCGACCGGCAGCCAGCCGGCAGGCAGCTCCTTGAGCTGGCCACCGGCGTCGGTCAGGGCATCGGGCAGGTCGATGGTGGTAGGAGCCAGGAACGCGACGGCGTTCAGACCCTTGCGGACGTTGCCACGCCGGTTGTGCTTCTTCTTCAGCGCGGCGATGGTGGTGGTTGCCATGAGGCGAGTTCCTTTCGGAGCGGGGTCAGGTGAGCGGACGGTGAGTGACGGACAGGACCATCGAGACGACCTCAACCGCCTCGAAGTAAGGGCGCACCCCCAGGCAGCTCGTCACCTCCACGGAGTCCACGAAGCCCTCACTGGTCACCACCGGCGACTCACCCAGGGCGGACAGCAGACGCTCCGCGAGCGCGGTGGCGCCGTCCTGGTGGGGGCCTGTGGGGGTGGTGGCGTAGATGTCGATGCCGATGGTGTCGGTGCGGTCGACGTCGTCGGTGGGGCCTGTGTTGAGGAGGTGGACGTGGGCCAGGGGCATGGGGCCGGTGGTGAAGGCGGCGTCCAGGATCCTGGTGGTGGGGGCTGCGGTGGCCTGGGTGGTGGCGGCTCGGAGGACGGCGACGGGGTCGGTGAAGGTGGTCATGTGCGTCTCCTGCCTCGGGCGGACTTGGCGGCTGCGAGGAGGCCGAGCGTGTGGGATCCGGGTACGGGAGTGCCGGCCTGGGTGGCGTGGCCGAACTCGGTGGCGGCGGCGTGGGGGACGTCGGCGATGACGCGGCCGGAGGCGCGGCGGCTGGTGCCGCCTCTGGTCTTGATGGTGGCGGTGGTGGGCTCGGTGTGGAAGGAGGCGGCCAGGGCGCCTGAGGCTCTGGGGGCGCGGCGGGCGGCCTCGGCTGCGACGTCCTGGCCGGCGGCGAGCATGGCTGCCTGCATCGGTCCGGAGACCAGGAGGGCGGCGATACCGGCGCTGTTGGGTTTGAAGCTCGTGGACACGGCTCATCTCCTTGCGAGGGGGACGGCCAGACCCAGGGGGTATGGGGCCGGAGTCGCCTCGACCGTCCATCTGCCCGCGAGCGCGTGGGTGGTGGGGACGGTGACGGTGTCGCGTTGGCGGATCCGTGCGTCTGGTGGGGTGTAGAGGGTGGCTGTGTCGTCGGGGGCCTCTACGGTGGCCCGGGAGGTCACGCCGGTGGCGTCGGAGCTGCCGGGGGCTAGGAGGCAGCCTTCGATGGTGACCGGGTCGCCCGTGGTGGTCAGGTAGCCGTCGGCGTTGCGGTGGGTGGGGCCGGTGACCTGGATGTCGACGACCCAGCTGCGGGGGAAGGTGTCGATGATGTTCATCGTGTGCCTGCCACCCAGACGTTGCCGTTTCGGCGGGGGCGGTACTGGCGGGACAGGGCGATGTCGTCGGGTGAGAGCATCGCCTGGCCGCCGATGGTCCAGGACGCGAAGGTCGCGGACTGGGAGAAGGGGCCGGTGGTTGTGCTGGCCTGGGTGGCGCCGGCGGCGGCCTTGGGGTCGATCTTGAGGATCCGGGCGACGGAGTCGGCGATCTGGGCGGCGACGACGTCGGGGACCTCGGTGTAGCCGGCCTGGTAGGTCATGGTGACGAACCGGTCAGAGGGGAGGTCCACGTCGACGTAGCCGTGGCGGAGGGTGAACGGTACGGGCTGGGCGTCGTCGTCGACGACGGAGGTGACGGCGATGAGGGGGAGTCGTTGGGGGCGGGCGTGACGCCCGTTGACCTTGACCCGGTGGGTGTAGGTGACCGGGGTGAAGGTGGTTCGGGCCTCCTGGCAGAACTTGGCCGACAGGATGGTCAGCAGGTGCTCGGCGCGCTTGCTCTCCTCGTCGGTCAGGTCCCGTCCGAGTGCCTGGGCCACGGCTTCCTTGGTCGCGAGCTTCACGGTTTCCCCGCCCCCTCTCCGTCGTCTCCTCGTTAGGTTGTCTTGCCGCCCTTGGGCGGCTTCTGCGGGGCTGGGTCGGTTCCGGCGTCCGGGTCGTTGTCCGGGGTCTCGTCCTCGCTGGCCGGGGCGGTGGGCAGTGCCTGCTCGTCGGGGACCTGCTCGACGTAGCCGGCGCCGATGAGGCCGGTGGCGACGGTGTCGACGACGTCGAAGATCAGCCCGTTGTCTCCTTTGACTCGCATGTCACGCCGCCTTGAAGACCTGGACGGCCGTGGGGCGCGTGATCTTGCCGCCGTAGACGTGCAGGCCGCGGACGCGGTCGGCGAACTTGTTCTCCGCCCGCATGGACTCGGTCTTGTTGACCTGTGAGACGAAGGCCAACGCCGGCGTGTAGATGCCGGCCGCGGTGGGCTTGGAGTCGTCGACCCAGGGGGAGACGACCACGTCGAAGCCGAGGAGACGACCGATGGCCGCCTCGCGCAGGCCCTCGGTGGTGTTGGACTTGTCGAAGGCGGTGAGCTTCGAGCCGTCGGAGAGGAGGAACTCCTCGAAGGCGGCGTTGACCAGCAGGGTCCGGTTGGCCTGGGGGACCTTGGCCGACGTCAGCCGGCGGCGCAGGCCACGAACGACGTCGAAGGCCGTCTCCCAGTTGGTCGGCGCGGTCAGGCCGGTGGCGGCGGTGCCACTGGTCAGGGTCATGGTAGTCAGGAAGGTCTCGGCGTCCTCGACCAGGCCGGCGGCCGCGGACTCGGAGTACTTGTCCATGACCGGCTGGTTGGCCTGGGCGGCATCGATGTCGTCGACGATGAAGTCGAAGGACTTCTCCTGGTCGACCTTGATCTCGATGCCGGTATCGGAGACCTCGTCCGGCGCGGTCGTGCGCGGCAGGGTGCCGCCTCCACCGGGCTTGGCGACCACACCCGTCTTGTAGTCCTTGACCTGGATGTCGACGATGCCGGGGATGTGGACGGTGTTTCCGGCCTTGAGGTCGCCCTCGTAGTCGCGGTTGGCCAGGCCAGTCAGGACCGCCTTGTTGCGGAAGTTCTCCAGGATGGAGGCCGCCCATACCTCGGGGATGAAGTGGCTGGTAGACACTGTGGCTCCTTTATCGGGAAGGGGGCGTCAGGAGACGCCCATGATCTGGTTGAGCTGCCCGTCGCGACGGGCCTTGTTGATCTGCTCCGGCGTCATCGCCTTGAGGTCCTCGCGCGTCAGCTGACGAGGCCCGGCGACGTTGTCCCCGCGCTGGCCGGCGTCCGCCGAGGAGGTGGAGGCCGGCGGGGTGACGGGGCCGCGCCAGGCGAGCAGACGGTCAGCGGAGGCGGTGATCTCCTCCTGCGTGGTGCCGGTGAGCAGATCCACGTCAACGCCCTTGGTAGCCGCGATACGGGCCTTGAGGGAAGCGGTCTCAGCGGCGGCAGCGCGCCTCTCAGCGGCCTCCTTGGCCTCCATGAGCTTCTGCATCTCGCTCTTGGACTGCTCCTCGATCGCGTCGAAGCGCTTGGCCTTGTCCGCATTGGCCTTCGCCCGGTCCTCGTTCTGCCGGGACAGGGCCTTCCACTTCTCCGCCTCGGCCTTCCAATCGACCGTTGCGGTCTCCTGGGGCGCCTGAGCGGAGGGGCTGGTGCCGGTGGGGCCGCCGGCGCTCTGGACGGCGGGCTCCGTGGACGTGCCGTTAACGGCCTGACCAGCGGACGGCGTGGGGGTGTTGACGTGCATGGTGGTTCCTTCCCGTTTCGGGCATGACAAAGGCCCCTGCCGTTTCGGTAGGGGCCGGTGGTGGGTGCCCGCGAGCGCGGGCAAGTTTGTGGGCCGAGATGGAGCTCAGCGGCTGGAGGCGGCGTTGCCTCGGGGCAGCGATGAAGGCGACTGGGAGACCCGCAGTGCTTTCGCACCCTGGTGGGACGCCTGTCGCCTTCAGCAACAGAATATCACCGGTGCTCGAAGGCCGCCACCGTGCCGTCGTGGCTGATGACGATGACGCGGGTGATTCGTGTCTGCCCGCGAAAACGGCGCTCGATCTGCTCAATCGCGACCTCATCGGAGAGGCCGCAGCGGCGCAGGTCGATGACGAGGCGGGACGCTTGCTTGCGTGCCTTCTTGAACTGGTCGGAGATCGTGTTCTTCTCGGAGGCGCCCCTGGGGGCCTTGAACTCCCAGATCTCGCCGTCTATCTCGACGTCTGGGTTCTTGACCCCAGGGGTGTTGTCGACCATGCGGAATCGAACTGTGTGGCCGAGCTCGGCCAGGGCCTGGGCAGTGCGTACCTCGTGGTCCTGGAGGATCGTTCCTTCCGGGACGTCGACCTTCCCGCTGCCTCCGGGGCGAAGCCACCTGGGCTCCCCGGCGCTGCGGGGACTGGCGTGCGCTCCCGTCGTCGACGCCTTCGGTGCCGGGGCCCTGCGGCGGTCCTGTCTCGTCTCCTTGAAGGAGATGACCGGCCCGTACTCGCCGTGCTCGGTGGTCAGGATGATGTCCTTGTACTCCGGCAAGCGGCCACCCCGGTCGGAGGCTCCGGTGCGGGCCTCGACAGCCTTGTGGGCGGCCTCCAGGGTCTCCTCGTCGATGACCTGCTCCACAGCCATGCCCGCGGGCAGGGGACCGACGTTGCAGTCGCACCCCGGATGGATGGGTAGCAGGTTCTCGACGTGGTAGCGCTGAGTGGAGGCGATGACGCACAGGGCGCAGTTCTCGCGGCCGGTCAGGATGCGCCGGTAGTACCGGACGCCGGTGGCTCGCATCGTGTCGCGGGACTGGACGCGCTTGGCGTTCTGAAGGTCACCGCCGATGAGCTGCGTCAGCCGCAGCCCTCCGGCTGAGACGGCCTGGTCGAGCGTCTTGCCCCTGGACAGTGCCGTCCACGTGGTCATGCCCGGGCGCTGGTAGACCTTCAGCGGGTCCACGCCGCGCATCCCGGTGACCGCCTCACGGTCGATGGCGGGGACGGTGACCGTGAGCCCGAGCTCGCTGGCACAGCCAATGAGGTAGGCGCGGGTCAGCTCGGCGGTCTGGAGCTGGCCAGCGATCACCCTGGGGGCCAAGGCCTGCGCCATGGCCTCGACGGCCTCGTCCCGGTAGTCGGGCATTGACGCCCACATCTGGGAGGCGAAGGCTGTCAGATCCTGACGGATCTCGTGGACCGCGGCGTCGTAGGCGCGTGCCAGAGCGTCGAGGCGGTCCAGGTCAGCCATGCCCGCCCCCTACGTCGTCGCTCAGACGGTTCGCCGGCTCGGGAGGCCAGGCGCGTCCGCGTTCCCGATCGGCTGCATCTCCTCCGACGTCGTCGGTGGCGGCTGGGTGGTCAGATTGAGTGCCAGCGCGAGCTGCTCCTCCGCGCGCCTCTGCTTGTCCTGGGCGATCTGCTCGGGGCTGTAGCCCAGGATGTTCTCCTGGATCGTCTCCAGGGCCTCGCCGGCGGCCCTGGCCTGCGCCGCGGCCGCGTACCGCTCGGCCATGGTCACGGTGGCCGGTGGCGCGAACTTGACCTCGACCGTGTCGCCCGCCAGGGACTCGCCCTCGACCTGCAGGGCCTTGACGAGCATCACCGCCAGGGCCGGTTTGAACCGCAGGATGCGATCCTGGGCCTTGAAGACGAGCTGCTGCATCGGTTGTTCGGCACCGGAGGCGGACTGGTTGGCGGCGTCCGGAAGCATCGCCGAGACCGGGGTGTGGGTCTCGGCGGCAAGCTCGCGCCAGTCATCCTTCACCGCACTGAGCATCGGGGTCAGGTCAACGGTCTGCGACTCCCAGATCTCGACGCCAGGAGGCAGCTCCCACAGCGCCCCCGGGCCTGGCTCGAACATCTCCTGGTAGTCGATGTCGTCACCGTCGGCCCCCTCCTCGGGCAGACCCGCACCAGGATCCGTGGAGGTGGTCTTAAGGGCCCGCTGCCGGTAGGTCTGCATCGCCATCGTGACCAGGCGGTAGAGGATCCCAGTGTTGATGCGGTCTATGAGGCCGGTGTGAGCCTCGAACTCCCCCATACTGTCCTTGTTGCCCAGCAGCACGATCGGCGGGTCACCGTCGTAGACGTCGAGGCCGTCCAGGTCCCACTTACCCTGCACACGGCTGATGAGCTGGTTACGCTCGTTGTAGACGGACCGGGAGTAGGTGGCCTTGACCCCGTCAACCCAGACGATCATGTGGTCGACGCCCTCGGACACGGACCGCCAGACCTTGACCGCCGCGAGCGCCTTCCACGGGCGGACGGGGTCGGGCTCGGCGTAGAGCTGCTCGGGCATCTCCCGGGTGATGACGGCCTCGCCGTTGTCGTCTCGGGTGACCAGGAGGTAGCCGGTGCCGACGGTGAAGGCGTCGCGGGCGGCGTCCTTGAAAGCGACGTCGAGCCGGTTGTCCCGCCAGATACGTCGGGCCCGGACAGCTCGGGGGCCGTCGGGGGACTCTCCGACCAGGATCCCGTTGGGGATGAGGCGCTCGACGAGGGTATCGACGATGAGCGCGCCGGCGTTGGCCAGGGCGCGTCGCTGGAAGGCCTCCCAGGACTTGCGCAGGTTGGGGCCCATCTCCGGCAGGGGCGCGTTGCCGGCGGTGTAGCCGCGCAGACGGTCCACGCGGGGACGCGAGGCGTCCATCCGGGAGGTCAGGAAGGTGACCCACTGGTCGAGCGTCTTGCTCATGGTCCTCCCTATCCGTAGAGCCGGCGGGGCTTGCGTCGTCGCTGCGGGCGGGTGGCGCCTTTGCCGACGGCGTCCAGGCCCGCCCGGTAGGCGAACATGGCGCCCCAGGCGGCGTCGATCTTGGAGTAGTCCTGGTCATCGGCCGGCTTGGTGAGCACGTAGCCGGCCTGGCGTGGTGAGCGCCGGGCGTTGAGGAAGTGAGCGGTCATCTGCGGGTCACCGTCGTAGGTGACGCGACCCTGCTGGATGGCGGAAAGCAGCTGGGCAAAGGCCTCGCAGGTGGCTGAGACATTGCGCTGGGGGTAGCGGATAGGCTCGGCGGCGCTGATGCGGGCACGCAGGCGACGCGAGTAGGCGGCCTCCCAGGTCTTGACGTCCTGCGCCCAGCCGGCTGAGGGGTCGGCGTAGAAGCCGACGACGTTGTAGCGCTCGAAGGTCTCCCGGACGGTCTGCTCGATCTCGAGGCGCGGTGGCTGCCAGCCTTCGCCCTTGGGGCCGTCGGGCTGGGACCAGATGCCGATCTTGAAGAGGTGCTGCTGGGTGACCGAGTAGCCGATGAGGACCGTGGAGTCGGCGATGCCGATCTTGCGGCCCTCGGAGCCGTCGAAGCCGAGGGTGATGGGCTCGTTGGTGGTGACGATCTTGCGGTGGTCCTCGATGGCGCGCAGTTCGGGCATGGTCAGCCATGCGTCGGAGGCGGCGCCGATCTGGTTGAGGAAGTCGGCGCACATCTCGGCGGGGTCGTTGTCCGTCTCCCAGAAGTCGTCGGCGGTGCGCTCGATGTCGACCCAGCCCGGTGAGCAGGCAGGCTCGTGGATGGCGCACCCGCGGGGGTCCGCTGAGGCGTCGCCGTAGGCGATGCGCAGGCCCTCGATGAGGCTGTCGCGGTCGGAGATGTCGGTGTCCAGTGGCGCGGCCCTGTGGTCGTACAGGAGGCGCCTGGCAGCGGCCTCCTTGACCTTGCCCGCCTTGATCTGCTCGGCGTAGCGGGCCGTCGTCTCGGCGACCGAGTTCTCGCCGATCGTGTAGGCGTTGGGGGTCTCGATCGTGACGCCGCCGAGCTTGGTGGCGTTGTTGCGCAGCGTCTTGGCGAGCTTGGGGCCGCCGTTGCTGGGCACCCAGGTCTCGGTCTGGTCCAGGACCGCCATGACGGCGCGGGCGCCCTTGACCGAGGTCGCCGAGGAGGTCCGCTTCTCGATCCTGCCGCGGCGCATCGTGACGAAGGAGTCCAGCGGGTCGACGTCGTAGGCGTCCTGCGCCGGTGAGCCTCGTAGCATCTCCAGCAGCGGCGCCCAGGTGTTCGCGGTCTGGTCGTCGGTGGTGGCCGTGACCTGCACTAGCGGAGTCCGCCTGGTCGCCCACGGGACGCCCACCGGCTGGCCGGCGGCATCCCACCCATCGCACAGCACGGGCCCCATGGCCTCAACACAGCAGATCGCGGCCAGGAACGGGCTCTTCCCCCATCCACGGGGACGAGAGATGACCGCGCGGGACTTCACACGCCTGCCCGTAAGCGGGTCGAGCTCGTAGAGCCGCACGAGGAAGTCCAGCTCCTCCTGCGTTGGGACGAAGGGCAGCAGGTCGTCGCAGTCGGGTTGCAGGAGGAAGTCAGTCATCCAGTCGGCGACGTCGTACCCCAGGGTCGGGAACTCATCATCCTCATCCAGCGGGGACCACGGCATCCGGCCGCACCCCCTCCATCAGTCGACGACGCGCAGCACCTTCGAGCGAGCCCGCGAGCGCGATCCCGACGCGGCGGCGGGCTCTGCGACCTCAACAGCGCCTCCTGCCTCGGCGCTATCGGCGACAGCGAAGGTGATGCGCAGGCGGGCGCGGTCCTCGGGGGTGGCGCCGAACTTGGCGACGCGCAGGCGCAGCTCGGGGCCGAGCTTGACGTCGCCCTTCCAGTAGCGGGCGTGGAGCAGAGCCGTATCCATCAGGAATGCCCAGTCGACGTCGGTGTAGTCAGTCGACAGTGGCGACTCGGCCCACATGCGCCACCAGCGCTCGGTGATGGCTGGCCAGTGGAAGCGCTTCTTGTGGACCGTCCCGTCGTCGTCGGTGACGTCGACGTAGATGGTCGGCAACCTCGGCTGGGTAACCGGCACAGCGGGTAGGACCTTGAGCGGCTCCGGATCTTTGTTACGGCGCGCCCGCTTGGACGGGTCCTTGGGCTGCGGCCCCCTGCCTGCCACCTTTCCACACCCCCCAAAATCCTTGTTATTCCAACGAATTAGCCGTTACACTTGAGTCTATGAGGACATGCGGCAGGCCGGGGTGCGACCGCCAGATCAGCGGCTCGAAGCGGGCCGATACCCGGTTCTGCTCGACGCGCTGCCGCGTGGCCGCGCACCGCGAGCGCCGCCGTCGCGCCGCCAAGGCATGCCCCGTGCCCGCCGAGATGCTGACGATGCCGAGATGGGTCAACCACGACGAGCATAAGCGCCCCATCTGCCCGTCCACCGGCCGGTGGGCGTCAGTGACCGACCCATCGACCTGGGACACCTGGCAGGCCGCGAGCAAGCGCGACAGCCGAATCGGCTTCGTGCTCGGCGGAGGCATCGGGTGCATCGACCTGGACCACTGCCTGGACGCCCATGGGCGACCGAGCGAGGCAGTGGTCGAGCTGCTCGAGTTCTACGCCGGCTCCTACGTCGAGGTCTCGCCGTCGGGAGGCGGGCTGCACGTGTGGGGCACGGCCCCGGAGCGCCGCGGCTTCCGACGCACCTGGAAGGGCCAGGCGGTGGAGTTCTACTCCCAGGACCGCTACGTGACGGTCACCGGGCGAGTTTTCCGCCCCGGGGCGCTGTTGCCCCTCTGAACGGCCTCACACGCAGCCTCAAAGGCATCCCAGCCAGGCGGCAGGGGTGCCATATTTCGTTGCAATCGCGGCAGAAAGTCGCGTTCTCAGAATCCCCAGACCCGTACACAGAAAAAACGACAGCATCTCACGGTGCTGGGGCCGGGCGGGGTACGGGGTCTCCACCCCCGTCGGTGGTCGGGATGAGCCCGGGATGCGGTGGCCGGCGTGGCGCTCGGGCCGCGCGCAGCGCCGCGAGGTCGGCACGCGACTCCCGCTGCGTCTTGCGCTTGTGATGCCACGAGCACAACCACTGCAAGTTGGAGACGTCGTGATCGTCTCCGCGCTCGATGTGGTCGCACTCGCAGCCTGGTTCGACGCACCTTGTTCCATCGCCCATGACACCTTCGCACTGACCGCCTGCGCGCTGAGCGACGAAGGCGCGACGCAGCTGCCAGTCATCGGGAAGACGTGAAGAGCGGTCACTGCTCTGCCAAGCCACCATGACAACCTCCCTCGGCTGAAGCGGCTGGGCGCAAGTGTCCCGCTGACACCAAGGATGCAATACGATCGAACGCCTGTCCAGACGGTAGCGCGGACGGCGTGTCACACCAAGACCACAGGGCGCCGTAAGACGAGACGTAAAATCATCCAGTCCACTCAATGGTGAGAAAGGAACGACGATGTTCGGACGTAAGAAGGAACGACCCATCAACATCTTCTTCTCGGAGAAGGATGGCACCCTCCGCCTCTACCCCGACCGGCTGGAGAAGAAGGAGGGTGGGTCTGTCGAGACCCTCCCCCTCAGCCAGCTGGAGGGGGTGCGTCTTGAGGACGGGGAGGAGCTATCTTCCCGAGTTACGATGACCCGCCTGGTCGCCCTCGGGGTATTCGCCCTCGCAGTAAAGAAGAAGACTGGGGGCGAGAAGTTCCTGACCATCGAGAGCCCCGACGTCTTCTGGACGATCGAGGTCTCCCGCAAGATGGCCGGTGCTGCGCAGCGCTTCATCGGCGACATCGAGCAACAGCGCCGTCGCTCCTGACAGCCCGTCTTCGGTGTGTCTCCCCCTGGCAAGCGCAGCGCCAGGGGGAGACACATATCGAGCACAGGCTTACCAGCTTTGGGTAGGGCGACGGCCGCGCCTCCAGTCTGCGCGGTGTGCGGCCGCCTCGTGCTCGAGGACGTCGGGCCAGGCCACCCACACCTGTCCCGCAGAGCGCAGACTCCTCACCCTCTTCCGACGCCGCCAAGACTGAAGCGTGCGGTAACGCAGACCAGGCATCCGCTCCCGCACTTCGGCCGCAGTCACCCACTCCACCCCATCGGGGCCGGTCACGCTCACGACGCGGCCGCCTCGGCCTGAGCGGACCGAGCGACAGCCAGCGCCCAGCTCCGGGTCCTCTCCCAGTCCTCCTCGGTGAGCACGCTCCCACAAGCAGGCAGAGTGCAGCGCACCAGGCGATCGGCTCCCGGTACCGAGGGCGGGACGATCACCAGCGACCAGGCGCCGCACGACGGGCATCTCACGTCGGTGACCCTGCGTTCCGGCTCCTGGACCGGCCAACGGGCCAGCGCCCTACCAGTAGCCGGGGCCAGGTCGGCGATCATGTCCGCGGCCCAGGGCTGGGAGGCGACCCATTCCAGGTGCGGGGCCAGCCAGGAAACGAGACGACGTGTGTCCTCTGGCTCCCTGGGTCCAAGGATCACCGGGTCGGCGCCGCCGTCAGCGACGTCAGCCCAGTCCAGCGGGCCGGCCACCGGGTGACCTTCCGACCATCGGCACAGCCCCACCGGCAGGCTGCCCGCAGTCGGGTGCTCCACCGCGACCTCCTGGGCCCAGGTACCCAGGATCGCGTGCAGCTCATCGGCCGCCACCAGCGCGTCCGAATACAGGCATCTGGATCCCGGCGTCGACCGGCTACCACGAGAGCGTCCCAGCGGGCTCCTCAGCGAGGGAGCCCCCATGTCGAACAGGTGTTCAACCAGGGATGGCAGGGTGCGGACCGAGGACTGAAGACGCCCCCAACACCAGGAGCACAGAACCCCGAACTCCGCCTGACGAGGCAGGCAACCGGCGCACTCAACCTCCTCCGGCTCCCCGTACTCATCCCGGCCCCAGGCCCAGCCGTCGCACTCGGCCAGGTGATGGCCACGAATCGTGCAGCCCGATGCGCACTGGCTCATCGCATGTCTCCTTGCAGCTTCATCATGAACGTGGCGGCCAACCCCGCCTGAGTAATGACCGACCCGGCGGACTCGAAGAAGAACCCGTTGCCGGGATCCGAGACGTCAGCGGTGTCGACCAGCTGGACGGCCACAAGCCACGCGCCACCCAGGGACCCGGGCATCTCATCAGCCACATGCGCGGCGATCGCCTCCTCAAGCACCCGCCTCGTAGCAGCACTCACCGGTGGATCACCTCATCCCCAATCACCGTGAGCACCAGCGCAGCCCACGTCCGCCGCAGCTCACGATCCGCTTCCTCGAGAGAACCCGATACATAGAGGTTCTGGTCATCCCGCGTCCGCCGCAGATCCTGACGGCACTCGGCCCAGCCCTCTTTGAGGACGCTCAGCAATCGGTTCATCTTCTGGTCCTTCGCCGTCGGCGTGGTCTTCTATGCCCGCTGCCAGGGGGCGCGCCTCCCAGCCCGGGCCCAGTCCCGGCCAGGCCCCTCCCAAGCCCTGTCCCAGGACCCGAGGCCCGACCCTGCCCGGCCCTACCCGACCCGGCATATCCAGATTCCGTACCCGGCGGATCTGTCTCGATCTGTCCGGATCTGACCTGATCTGGCAGATCCGGACAGATCGAGGAGGACGGCTGCGCCCCGGGGGCTGCGCGTGCGGCGTCCTGCGGGCCGCCGGCGGGGTCAACCGTCTCCACGTGTGCCTCATCATCACCGCGCACTGACGGGCTGCCCAGCTGGCTGCTGGACGGCCTGCCCCAGCGGAGCTGGGGTGCTCGACCCGGCCGTGTCCCTGCCTGGCTGGCAGGTCGGCCAGGGAACGTGTCTGGCGCGCGGGAGGCCTCGGCCGCTGGGGCGGGCCTCTCCTCACCGGTGGTGAGGGGCTCAACCCGACCAGCGCGGTCCGACTGGCTGTCGGCGCGCCCGGGGAGCCGGTGATGAGCTGCCTGGTCCGGCTGGCTGCCGGGCAGGCTGGATGTGGAGACGGGTCCAGGCCGGGGCGACTGGCTGCCGGCCCCGGCTCCGTCGACGGTCTGCGAGGACGTCCGCACGTCGCTGCCCGCGCGCAGGGGTTTGGTCCCCTCCGCGGCGAGCTCGGGCGGGCGCATGTCGTGAAGCGCCAGGACATCGGCGTGGCTGTTGAGCCACTCACGGGTCCGCGGCGAGTAGTACGGGCGGTCCGGAGGAGTCAGCAGCGGTCGGATACGATCGGCCGCCGCCATTCCCTCTGACGGGGGGAGCCCTTTGGAGGCGTTGCCCCGGATCGAGTTGCACGAACGGCACGCCACGACCTCGCTGCGCCACGTACCCGACTGGCCGGGCAGGCGATGGTCGTAGGTGCCGCCTTTGCCGCCCTTGCGGTCGGCCCAGTTGACGACCTTCCCGCAGTAGCGGCACGCGTCGCCATCACGCCAGCGCACCGGCACAATGATCGACAGGTCCCCGTTGTTCGCCTTACGGTCGCGCTCCCACGCGACCTCCTCAGCGGTCTTGATGTGGACGAAGTCCGGATCCGCCACAAGACGGAAGAACCTCCTCCCGGATCCCGGCTCAACGTCCTGCACTCCGTAGCCGGCGAACGCCGCTAGCTCGAGCAAGTGATCGGCCTGAGACTTCGAGCCGGCCATCTGGACCGCAGACGAGTACCAGAAGACGTAGTCCGTCAGGTACTGCGCGCTCATCGCCGCAAGACGCAGCATGAACCCGAACACCTCGTTGACCGACCTGTCATCGGCATCCGGGTGCTCCGCGACCGCCAGCACGATCGGGTGCGTGGCCGCGGTGTCAGTCAAACGTGCCCAAGGCATGGAAGGGGGATCTCTCTCGCTAGCAAAACAACGGGACATCTACAGCGCCAGGCGGCTCTCGGCCGCGAGCGCGATGGCGTCTCATGGGGGCTCCACTCAGAACGGGGGCTCGTCTTGGAAGGCTGCTTGCCCGCTCGTGGCCCACGGGTCGTTCCGGGCGCCGCCTTGGGGCGCCTGCCAGGACCCGGCCGTTGCCGGCTGGGCTGGGGCCTGCTGCTGGGGCTGGCCGATGCCGGAGCCGAAGGCCGTGGGGCCGGCCTGGCCGCCGCCGCGCGGCTGGTGGGTGACCTGGGCCTTGGCGTAGCGCAGGGAGGGGCCGATCTCATCGACCTGCAT